TCCTAAATAAACAAACAAATAAAATAGTGCGATTAAAATGGCGGAAGCGGCGGTACCGACGGGGTCTTGGAAAAATTCTTTGGTCCATTTTACTAAAAATCCAATAAAATGATCTTTGTCTTCTTTTGGTAAAGTGAAAAAGTAATACATTAATCCAATGACAAGTAAAGTTATAATGAATATATCAATCGATTTGCTAAATAAGATATCTACGTCACTACGTCCTCTGTAAAAGCGGTATATCCCGAAATAAAGTGATGCATATAATACAATAAATCCTGCAAAATAGGGCAATGTTTTCGTATTGAAAATCATATCAAATGCTTCTTTCACATTGTTTTGTATATCAAGTATTTTTTCTTTATTTATTGTTGTTTTTTCTGTTTTTTCACTAGTATCCATCTACAATAGTAGGAGTTTTTTTACATACATTTTTGCATTTTTTTATATCCTCATTATATAAATATCCACATGGACCCATTGCACGTTCCAAAAAGATATATTCCTAAAATATTGTCAAAAAGGGATACAAAAAAACAAAAACAATATTTAAGGAAATCGCGAAAGTTGTACAAAAAAGGCGTTTATTATCAACGTCCTAAATTGAAAACATTCAAATCGAAACCATCACACCATGTGGAAAATGCCAAGAAAATATACAAAATAGATACAATAGAGCCGACAAAGGAACTTGCTAAAAAAACACAATGTACAATAGAAGCATTGGAAAAAATAGTGAACAAAGGTCGCGGGGCATATTATTCAAGCGGATCCAGACCAAATCAAACCGCCGAATCGTGGGGTTTAGCGCGGTTGGCAAGTGCAATTACTGGTGCAAATGCATGCAAAGTAGATTATGACATATTACATGATGGTTGCAAACCGGCCAGTAAACCATTGCAACTTTGTAAGTAGAAAAAATAAATATATAAAGATAAACACAATATAAAAATATCCATCTATTATTTTTATATTGTAAAATGAACGAGGAAAATAATGTATTGACAATAAAAACGGTTCAAATACAACCGATTCGTAATATGATTACGGCAATTAAAGATGTGCTAACAGACGCGACAATTACTTTTACAAAAGATGGAATGAAAATCATTAATTTTGATAAAACTCACACAATATTAGTGAATGTTATTTTGAATGCCCACAAATTTGAACAATATGTTTGTCATCCAGATAAAATTATTGTATGTGCAAATACACTACATTTATTCAAAGTCATTTCAACCATGTCGAATGATGATACATTATCTATGTATATTGACAAATCGGATTATCATGATGGAATTGTATCCCATTTAGGATTACAATATGATAACGGTGATATTAAACAATGTTATAGTCAAAAATTGAGATTGATTGAGCCGGATACAGAAGAATTGGTGGTTCCCGACGTGGAATATTCAACGGTCATTAATTTACCAACCACTGATTTCCAGAAAATTATCCGTGATTTGAATGGCATTTCAGACCGTATTGAGATTAAATCGGTGGGTAATGATTTGATATTTTCATGTGATGGCAATTTCGCAAGTTCACGTATATTACGTTCGGAGTCGGATGGATATATGGAATTTATCCAAAAACCAGACGCTTCTGTTGTTATCCAAGGTGAATTTTCATTGAAATCATTGTCCCATTTCATTAAATGTACGCCATTGTGTAGTCATTTAGAGATGTATTTGGGAAATGATTTGCCGCTGATTGTGAAATATGATGTAGCATCTTTGGGTGAAATTAAATTGTGTTTAGCTCCATTACCTCCTTCGTAATTAGATGGTTATTATATTACTTTATGAAGTAAATATATAAAAATTTATATATATTTTTCATTATAACGAATGAAAAATATATATATCATATCACATGAAGAATACTCTATTACATCTAAAAAAATGAAAGCTTTATTGAGTTTTTGTAAAAATAAAAAGGATGATGATATTGTATGCCTGATTCAAAATGACGATGATATTGTAGACATTGATGCAAAATATTATTTGTACAAAAATTCCATTGTATTTGCTGAACGAATACTTTCAAAAAATTGGTTAACCCGATATGTCCAAAAAAAAATATATAAGAAAACGAAGCTACCGAATCCTAATGTATTCATTGGTACTTGTAAAAATATCATCGAATTTTGTGAAGGCATGCCAACAAACAATGATACCGATGTGCAAAAATATGTATTGACCAAATATGTAAAACAAGAAAAATCGACAATATATGATGATAAGTATATCATAGATTCTGACCATGAAGTATTTAGGCGAACACGCGCCGCCGAAATTCAATTGGATCATATAAAACAACATATAGATGTTTTTACTTTTGAAATGAATTTCATTGCATTGTCATTTTATATAATGATTGTTTTTGTATTGGTAGTAAATACTGACCCGGTCGTGTCGGTTTTTTGAACATGTTCTATTTTGGTGTATATGATGGGTAGATTTTTATGAGAAGCGTATTTTGAATGTTTTTTACAAATAACGGCGCCTTGTTTGACAATAGCGCGCATTTTATTTTTATCCAATTTTTCATTTTCAGGAATAACCGCGACCACGTGACAAGACGGAAGACCTTCTACATGAAACCAAATATCTTGTGGCGAAGAAGCGTCAATTAAATCGAAATTATCTTGGGCGGAAACGCCAATATGATAAGTCATTTCCATGGCGGATACAACAATTATTTCGGTTTTCATTTTACAATTGTATTATGCAAACATACAATTGTATTATGCAAACAAATCAATTTTCTTTTTGTAAAAAAATATTTATACAATATAAACAAAATAAAATATGAGTGTTCCACAATTATTTGCACTAACATGTGTGGAAATCGTGGGCGATTTTGGATTAAAAGAATATGCTAATAAAGGTGGATTTACTTCGTTGGTAACAGGTGTTTTAGGATATGTAGGGGTAGTGATTATGTTGATAGTATCATTGCAGGATTCAAGTATTTTGTTGGTAAATAATGGTTGGGACGGGATGAGTAGTTTAACGGAAAGTATAGCGGCATATGTATTTTTAGGCGAAAGATTTGATAATTATAATCAATATATTGGTATACTTTTCATAATGGTCGGTATGTATTTATTGAAAATACCGTGGAAGAAAAATCATCCATTTCATATACCAAAACTATAGAATTGTAATGAAAAAATACAACTGTATTCTAAAAAATACAATTAGTAATTACAATCAAAATATTATATAGTGATGTATATAATATGTTGATAATAAGACGATTTTCACATAGGCACTCACGAAGTTTCTTTATACCAAATGGTAAACAAATCCAGAATCCGTTGAATGAATGTGAAAAACCATGTAAACAAAATCATTTTTATAAATGTCAAAACATCGTCAAAGAGAATCCACTCAATGAATGTGAAAAACCGGTGAACCAATATAACTTGAATAATACAAACAAACCGCCCGTTCAAATATACGTATATTGGTAAATAGATGATATTGCAATTACTGGATACAATGAATCAAAACGACTAGTATATTCATTGTATAATAATTCTGGTTCTATATCGCTTACAAATGGTACATATTATCCAATTCGAATATTATGGGGAAATTCGACGGGCCCAGCATATTTTAATTTATCATTCACACGAAATAGTCAAACGATTACAGACTGGACGGGATATACATTTCATCCAATCACGCCTACGACAGGTAATCCAAAAATATTTATATAATACATTGTGTAGTAGTTGAATCGGTTGATGGATAATATTTAGATATATATTATATTATTATATTATTTGTAAAATGAACTCATTTAATTCTATGAAAAATGGGTCGAGTGTAGTTAATCCGAGAACTCTCTTTAAAATAATACAGGTATTCAATGATATATATGTATTAGGTTCATATAGCGATGTATTGAAAATGTATAATACAAATGATACTGAATTTTCTTCTTCAATGACTTTTACTACTGGATATACTGGAATATTTATAGCGAAATACAATAATAGTGGAATGGTAACATGGATATCACGAATTAGTGGTGTTAATATTGGTACATCATACCCAGTAAATATGGTATTGGATTCAGATAATAATATATATATATTAGGGTCCTATATCCAAGAATTAAGATTATATGATAGTGATGGTAATCAATCAATTCCATCATTAATGAATACAGTCGGAAATAATATATTTTTAGCAAAATATAATAGTGACGGTATTGGAATATGGGTAACGCAGATTAGTATGAACATTATACCATCATTAACAAACGTTGCAGAATTTACATTAACAAACATTGGGGGATTCTGGACTGAAAGAACTGCTACCGTAGGTAAAAGTTGGTATTCAATATCATTATCATCTGATGGACAATATCAAACATCGATCGTATATAATAGCACCATTCATACATCATCTGATTATGGTACAAATTGGATAGAAAGAACTTCTCCTGGAAGTAAACTTTGGTGGTCTGTATCAGTTTCATCAACTGGTCAATACCAAACTGCGGTTGTAAATGGTGGTAATATTCATACATCATCCAATTATGGTGTAAATTGGACAGAAATAACTTCTATCACAAATAAAGATTGGAATGCAGTATCATTATCATCTGATGGAATGTATCAAACTGCGGTTGTATATGGTGGTAAAATCCATACATCATTCAATTATGGTGCAAGTTGGACAGAAATAACTTCTGTGACAAATAAAGATTGGTATTCGATATCATTATCATCAACCGGTCAATACCAAACTGCGGTGGTAGGTGGTGGATTTAATTCCTATATTTCTACATCATCCAATTATGGTGCAAATTGGAGTGCAATAACTGCTGCTGGAAGTAAACAATGGTATTCGGTATCAATTTCATCAAGTGGTCAATACCAAACTGCGGTTGTAAATGGTGGCAAAATCCATACATCATCAAATTATGGTGCAAATTGGACAGAAATAACTTCTATGACAAATAAAAGTTGGAAATCAGTATCAATAACTTCAACTGGAATGTATCAAATTGCAGTGGCAGCATATTCCCCCGTTAATATATCATCAGATTATGGTGTAAATTGGGTTGAAAAGACATCATCTGGAAATAAAAGTTGGATGTCTGTATCAATATCATCTACCGGAGTATATCAAACTGCGGCAGCAGATGGTGCAACTGGGTCAATTAATACCAGTGTTGCTACAACAAATTCAACTTCATATACAATTCAACCAGTAAATTTATCATTGGATTCGATGAATAATATATATATATCGGGTAAATACGCAACAGACATTACATTATATAATAGTACATACAATGCAAATTCAAATTTCGTAACATTATCGAATGTATTTGGAAATCATAGATTTGTAGCCAAATATAATAGAGATGGTTCTGGATTGTGGGCAATAAAAAATAATATTGTTGAAAATACTTGGATTCTAAAAGACCAAAATAGACAATGGAATGGAATCGCAATGTCATCCGATGGACAATATCAAACCGCGGTGGTATTAGGTGGTCGCATTTATGTCTCGAATGATTTCGGAAATAATTGGACTGCGAAAATGACGGATGTAAGTAGATCATGGTATGGAGTCGCAATGTCATCGACTGGGCAATATCAAACTGCGACGGATACATATGCTGGGTATATTTATGTATCGACTGATACTGGAAATACTTGGACAGCAAAAGATAGTACTCGAAATTGGAAAAAAGTTGCAATGTCATCAACTGGTCAATATCAAACTGCGATAGTAGAATATCAACAAATTTATTTGTCAACTGACACTGGAAATACTTGGACAGCAAAAGATACAAATAGAGATTGGAAGGATATTGCAATGTCATCAACTGGGCAATATCAAACTGCACCTGTGGGGGGTGGCTTAATTTATGTCTCTACTGATAGTGGTAACACTTGGATAGGTAAAGATATAACTCGAAGTTGGTTGGGAGTCGCAATGTCATCAACTGGTCAATATCAAACTGCAACAATTGCTAATGGCCCAATCTATGTATCAAGTGATACAGGAAATACTTGGTTTGCAAAAACAACAGGGGTAAACACTAGTATAGTAGCAATGTCATCAACTGGTCAATATCAAACTGTGGTTCAATATTATTCTCATTTTATTTCTATTGATTACGGAAATACTTGGGAGTCATATTCTGTGCCTACTCAACGACATGGATTCGCAATGTCATCCACTGGACAACATCAAACTACATTAGTAAAGGGTAATAAAATTCATATATTGTCTAGAACATTGAATTCAAATAATTTATTATTGTCATTGGATACATCAAACAATGTATATATTTCAGGTAATTATAATACATCAATAAAATTTTATAGTAAAGAAAATTCTATTTTCCAACAATTAACCGGTACATATGATATATTTGTAGCGAAATATAATAGCGATGGTTCTGGATTATGGACAATACGGTTTGAAAGTCCAGGTGTAGAACCCCCAATAAAATTAATATTTGATTCAGTAAACAATATATATATATCGGGTACTTATTATGGTACTTACCTTAATTTGTATAACAGTACATATGTAGCAAATCCAAGTTTCAAAGGATTAACAAATGCAGTAAATAGTAATATATTTATAGCAAAATATACTAGCGATGGCTCTGGATTATGGGCAACCAGGATTTCTGATGCTAGCAATAACCAACCAGTAAATTTAGTATTGGATTCGTTAAATAATGTATATATTTCTGGAACTTATACTAAACCATTAGTATTGTATAATAGTAGAGATACAGGTACGGTTTCTACTTTTACATCATTAACTAATACGGGAATGATGAATATTAGTACATTTGTTGCGAAATATAATAGTAGCGATGGCTCTGGATTGTGGGCAACACAACTTGGTACAGAGAATATTATAGATGTCAGTACTTTCGGAACTACTTTGGTTGAAGTAACAGCTACGGTAAATAAACAATGGAGTTCGGTATCATTATCATCTGACGGAAAGTACCAAACTGCGGTTATAAATAATACAACAAATGGCACTGTTTTTACATCATCAGATTATGGTGTAACCTGGGTTGAAAGAACTGCTACCGGAAATAAAGAATGGAGTTCGGTATCAATATCATCTGATGGAAAGTACCAAACTGCGGTTATAAATAGTTCGGTAAATGGTAGAATTCATACATCATCGAATTATGGTGTAACCTGGGTTGAAAGAACTGCTACCGGAAATAAAGTATGGAGGTCAGTATCATTATCATCTACTGGGATATACCAAACTGCGGTGACAGACACTACATCAAATGGCACTATTTTTACATCATCGGATTATGGTGTAAATTGGGTTGAAAGAACTGCTACCGGAAATAAATATTGGAGGTCAGTATCATTATCATCTACTGGTCAATACCAAACTGCTGTAAATGGCACTGTAACTTCGGCACAGGGTACAACTGGTGGCATAATTCATACATCATCTAATTATGGTGTAACTTGGGTTGAAAGAACTGCTACCGGAAATAAAGAATGGAGTTCGGTATCATTATCATCTACTGGCCAGTACCAAACTGCGGTTATATATAATATTTTTGATAACAACATTCATACATCATCGAATTATGGCGTAAATTGGGTTGGAATAACTGCTACCGGAGGTAAAACTTGGACGTCTGTATCACTATCATCTACTGGGATGTATCAAACTGCTGTGAATACTGGTAGTAGTAGAAGTTACATTCATATATCATCGGATTATGGTGTGAATTGGGTTCAAAGAACCGGAACTAGTAAATATTGGACTTCTGTATCATTATCATCTGATGGAATGTACCTAACTGCGGTTTTTTCAAGTAGTAGTAATGTTGGTTCAATTTATACATCAAAAAATAATATTATGATAATGAGTATAGTAAATCCAATAAATTTATCGGTTGATTCAGGTAATAATGTATATATTTCAGGAACGCAAAATACACCATTTGCATTATATAATAGTACCGATACAATTACACCTACATTCAAAACATTAACTAATACAGGAAATATTGATACATTTATAGCAAAATATAACAGTGATGGTTCCGGAGTATGGGCAACGCGTATTGGTGATAGTAGTTTCAATAACCCAGTCAATTTAGTATTGGATTTAGCAAATGATGTATACATCTCCGGAACTTATGGTTCACAATTAACTTTGTATAATAGCAAAGATACCGGTATTTCTACTACTTTCAAAACATTGGAAAATTCAGGGGGCGCTAACACATTTATAACTAAATATAATAAATATGGCACTGGAATATGGGCTACTCGGATTGCTGGCACTAATTCATCCAGTAATTATATAAATAATCTAATGTTATCAAAATAATAATTCAACTTCAATAATTTCATGTATACATTTCTGGAAATTATAATGCTACTGTAAAATATCCAATAAAATATATACATCAAAAAATGTATATATTCAAAAAATACAAACAATCAAAACTCCGGCTCGTGTTTTTTGAATAAACACCCCTGAGTCGATAAATTCGGAATAGAAATCATCAATTCCGGGTCTTGGATAGAACAATTTAATAACCACACCTTGATTATACAAAAGTTCTTCTTTGGAGAAATTGTAATACCGTTTACTAATTTATGATATGCCTTGTTTTTAAACAAAGTTTCTCCACACATAGCATAAAAAAGGGATTTCCAAACACTATATACTTGTTTGTTTAACACTTTAAAAGAAAAACACCCTCCATTTCTATTACTCGGGTCTTCCCACATGGGCGTAATACCATCTCGCATTACAAATAACATACAATATTTTACTATTTGTTCCGAGACGTTTTCATTTATAGCTATCAATTTTTCAAGACTATCTATATTGTTCATTATTATTTTATAGCTGGCTAAATCCCAATTTTTGTCGTGTGGTAAATGGTAATACAAATTCCATTTACCAAGCAGTTTATGCTGCTGTGTTTCCGGAATATTACATGTTTCTTCACGAACATCCAAAATTTGATTTACAGATTCAGTTTGTAAATCAAACGTATTCATTTGAATACTATATAATACTAAATATAAAATCTTTATGTCGTTTTTATTTTTTCTTCTTTTTTCTTCTTTTTTCTTCTTTTTCTCATTTTCATCCAAAAGGTTTATTCTTCTTTTGTAATAATTTTGTAATCATTTTTATCTAATATAATATATTGTTTACTATTCAACGTAAATTGGTTGACCTTATCATCAATTACTGTAATAGTATAATCATTGGCATATACATAATATTGCGTTTGATATTGGAGATATCGTAATACAAATGCTTTTGATAAAATTTCATTTCCTATTTGAAATAAGTCTTTGTTTAATGTCAAACTAATCGCTTCTTTCATATCAGGATTTATATATTCTATACTCAAAAATTTGACATCGGATTTTTCGACAATGTACTTGGCATCTTCTTTTTCAAATTTATTTGTCAGATTACATAAAATATATGCCGGTGTTTTGAAAGTGTATAATACATCAATGTTCGCAAATTCACTTGCGGTTTCTTCAATAACTGATTTGTATTTTTTTAATAAAACTTCGTTTACAGAATTTTCTACGACTGTATATTCCTCCTCGTTATTCAAATTTTTTCTTAGGATAAAAACACTTATCCACAATGGAACAAATGGCTCACTTTTAACCCCGTTTAATTTTTTATAAATTTCTGTCGAAATCTTATATATAGTATCTACAATCATTTTCACAGTAGGATTTTTTTCATATACATTTAATACGCCGTATTTAATTTCTGTGTATTTTTTACTTACTACGAAAAATAGTTTAATGCCTATTTTTTCAGTATCTGTATCAAATAATGCTAAAACTTGATTTGCCGAGTAATTTACTAAAACAGACAAATATTCAAAAATTAATATATGCACAATGTAAAATAATTCTTCGAAAAATCCAATCATATTAGTAAAAATGGTTGATGCAATAGATATTATATTTAATAAATGTGTACTTAAATCACTCATACAACACCCTTTGGTTATTAATATTAATGGATTGTATTTATGTATATTTAATAAATTATTTTTGATTGTGTATGGAAAAATATGTAAAAACATCTTCATATAATGTATATGAAATATCAAAACGGATTGTTTATTTTTCACAGAGATTTCAGAATCACCGATAATATTGGATTATTAGAAGCATGTTCTCAATGTACACGGGTTTATACATGTTTTATATTTACCCCAGAGCAAGTTGGTAAATCGAATCATTATCGTTCAGACAATGCAATACAATTCATGATTGAAAGTTTAGAAGATTTAAGAAAATCAATCCAGTCTAAAAATGGAGAACTTATAATATTGAATGGAGAACATAAAAAATGCGTCACTGAATTAGTAAAAATGTTAAATATTGATTGCGTTATTTTCAATAAAGATTACTCCCCATATGCTATTCGACGTGACAATGAAATAATTGAATATTGCAATAAACGTGAAATAAAATGTATACCTTGTTCCGATTATTATTTATATGAACCAGGCTCAGTATTAAATGGAACTGGTGGTTATTATAAGAAATTTACACCATTTTATGAAGAAGTTCTCAACATAGAAATAAAAAAACCAATAAAGAGAACCATCACAAATCTATCGAAAACTACGTTGGAAATAGACAACTCGATAACATTGCGCGACGCGTTTTCAAAATTCACCCACAATAATGATACCATTGCAGTAAATGGGGGAAGACGTCGCGCTAAACAGACGTTGGCAAGGTCGTTAATAACACAAGCGAATTATTCAAATGAACATGATTTTTTATTTCATCCAACAAGTGGATTATCTGCACCAATCAAATTCGGCTGTATATCCGTTCGAGAAGTGTATGATGCATTTAAACAAAAATTTGGCGCAAAATCGGATATTATCAGGCAATTAATCTGGCGCGAATTTTATGCACATGTTCTCTATGGTTATCCCGATGTTCTCGGTCAATCCTACCAACCATCTTATCGCAAAATAAAATGGAGAACAAGTGAAACAGATTTCCATGCATGGAAAAACGGTCAAACTGGGTTTCCCGTCGTAGATGCATGTATACGACAATTGAACGAAACTGGATATATGCATAATCGGGGACGAATGATAGTCGCCAATTTTTTGGTAAAGACATTGCTATTGGATTGGCGGTTGGGAGAACGCTATTTTGCGCAAAAATTAGTGGATTATGACCCCGCATCAAACAACGGTAATTGGCAAGCTATATCTGGAACCGGTGTAGATATGAAACCCTATTTCAGGGATATGAATCCGTGGATACAATCAGCAAAATTTGATAAAGATTGTATTTACATTAAGAAATGGGTACCTGAATTGGCGAATGTAGAACCCCGTGATATTCATAAGTGGTATATTATGTGCAATGACACAAAATATCACAAAACGCGATATTACACGCCGATTGTTGATTACGATGAACAAAAAAGGAAAATGTTGGAATTGTACAAAAAGTATACGTAAAAATAAATACAATAAAAGAAAAAACAAATAAACAGAAAAATATAGTTAAGTAAAACCGAAAACATGTTCTCGATATTTTTATTTATTTCGTTTTTTTTGTTGGTTCATTCCAAATTTCACGGAATGCCATTTAGATTGAATAAAATCGTGGATAAAGAAATGAATCATCAAATCATCTATAACATACAAGAATATGACCAATATGTTCTCAACAAAATAGATGGATTTTATGGAATGATTGGTCCAGATATTAATATAACAACTATTACATCATTGTATGATTTATTTACTGGTGACGGAAATATTCAAGGTGTATTTTTCAATGGTGGTAATTTGACTTTTGTGAAACATTTTATTAAAACAGACAAAATCCGATTTGAAGAAAAATATGGTAAAATACCGAAGGACCTGTTTTCAACGGTTTTTATGATGATTATGAATAAGATGAAATTATTTCCAAATATAATGGGCGTTGCGAACACTGCATTGCTTAATATAAACAAAAATGTATATGCACTTTTTGAGAGAGATTTACCATACTCTATTTTCGTAGATTTAGAGAACAATACAATTGGGATGGATAAAAAGGTAGATTTGGATGACATTATTTATATTTCGGGGCATTCAAAATATGATATAAAGGAACAAACGATACATACAATAGAATATCATATATCTACACAACAGGTGAATTATTACACTTTATTTGACGATTTCAAAATAAAAAATAGAACAACCATAAAAACAAAATATTTACCGATTGTTCATGATTTTGCAAAGTTTAATTCATGTATTTTAATAACAGATTCGCCATTTATAATCAACATGTCAGGTTTAAAAAAAATACCAGTCCAACTTGATGCAAATAAACGAACATTTATACACGTTCTCAATAAAGATACTGAAAAAGTTGAAACATACAATAGTAGCGAAGGATTTTACATATTTCATTATGCAGATGTAAGTGAAAGCGATGATTTGATTACAATATATGCGCCTATTTATGAAACTATAGATTTCACAAACCTAAATATTCATGGAAAATATAGAAAAATTGAGATTGATAAGAGAACCCGGAATATAAGTATTGAAAAAAACGCAGTTTTTGACGAATATAATTTGGATTTCCCGATTAAATACAAAAACAAGGTAGTATTGCGAAATGTACACAATAATTCTATAAACGGTTTTGTAATATGTGAAAATTTGAATATTATGAAAACAATTATGTTGAATAATCGGTTTGTTTGTGGAGAACCTGTTATTATTGAAATTGATGGAATACCTCATATTATTGCATTTTCATATGACGAATTCTCAAAAGGATATTTGTTGATAATCAATATGGAAAATTCACATATCATAAATATTCCATTGAATTGTTCTCTAAATATAGGGTTTCATTCTATCTTTTTGGAAAAAAATAGCAAATAAAAAAAATAAAAATCAAATTATAATGCATTTTTGGTTATTATACAAAATTACATCACTTGGTTGATATAACAACTTCATCGAATCTTTCCATGAAATGGATTTATTTTTGTACATTATTGCATTGATTTCTTGCGTTGCGGATTTTTGGAAAAAATAATAATCAAATTCGTTCCACCATAAATCTTTTTTGAAATCAATGATAGAATCTATGGTTCTTATCAATAAAAATTCATTAAACCTAATTTTTTTTACTTTTGTATCCATATTGATTATTTATAGTATATTGAATATTATAATATAAATATATTTATTATCTTTATTTTTTGTTATTTTTTGTTATTTTTTGTTATTTTTTGTTATTTTTTGTTATTTTTTCTTGTTTTATTATGTCTTTTTTTATTACGACGTGTTTTTTTATATTTTCCACCTTCGGTTCTATTGTATTTGGATATTTGGTTAATAAATAAATATTCCTCGTTTATTTCTTCAATTGTATGATGTTTTTTGATAAATTCATGTGATTTTAATTTATTTTCCCGATTTGACATTTTCAATACATAAAGGTATGGATATAGTCTTAAATTAATACCATTATTATTTGCCCATTCTACATAATCATCATGCTTGAATCTATATGTTTTATATGGAGGGTCATATGTTACTTTATATGCAAAATTACCAAGCTCGTTTATAATAAAATTCATATCCTCATGTGGTTCAAAACCTATTTTTTCTAATGTTTCAGTGGATGCATTTTCTAAATCGATTATTTCAGTTATTTTTCCAACTACATTCATATTCCCTTTTTTAACATTTACATAATCGCCTTCTTTGAAACTCATTGTATATATTTTATAATAATATAATATATACAATCAAAAAAATTAGATATCCAATGAAATAGTATTTTTATCGGAACGTTGTTTTCTACGAGTACGTTTTGGCATAGTAGCATTTTGGGCATCTCTCAATGAGGAAATGCTAATCATACTATCATCTTCTTGGGTAGGAGCTGATTCATGAATATTGACAGTGCGTGTTTTTAAACCGGCTAAAATATTATCAATATCGGTATTTTGTGGTCCACGCATTTCTGGACGTTGCGATTGTCTTGATTCTTCTTGATTTAAATCGCCAAATTGATTATTCATATCTACGCCTTCTTCTCTAAACATGGCACCTCTACCTGCATTAATATCTGGACGGTTTGAAGTGAATTGCATAGATGGTCGTTGAGGCGGAGGCATAGATTTGGTTTCAACCGGAGCTGGTGGTGGAGGACCGCGTGGTTTACTTGCTTGCTCTTGCATTAAATTGTTTGCAAAAGCGAACCCGGGACTTTGTTGACTCATACTGTTCACAGTTGCATTCGTAAATGCTTTCATTAATTCTGGACTTTGACGAATAACATCATTGAACCCAGGAGTTGCAGTCGAAAGTGCTTTATTTGTGAAATTCACAACAGCTGCACTGAATCCGAGACGCAACAAAAGAGATAGCTCTGGTGCCATTTTACCTCCCTTGTATTTTTCATGTAATTCTGAAAATATTTCTTCATAACTATCAATATCTTCGGATACTTGTTCACCCCATCCATCTAAATTCAAATCAAATGGATTGAATGCTGCATTTGCATATTCAACGGAATTGACAAATGTCATAAACCACCAACCTTGTAATTTAATACTGTCTTTTTTACGTTTGTCTTCCAATGCAGTTTCATATTCATCTTCAACTTCTTCGTATGGCGAATCCAAATTAAAATGGGTAATGTGTTTTATTAAACCTTTTTCATACCACTCTTCTAATTTCTTAATCATAGCACGTTTCTTACGACGTTTTTCGCGGTCGGTCATTCTAGCGGACCCCCCTGATTTATCCATAGGAATATCATTCACTTTTGAAAAACCGTCCCATGTTGAACTTTTACCGCCAATGCTTTCAGCAGTAGCTGAACCTAATTTAGAATCGCTTCTTTCATTTGCTGATGTACTCTGGGTTGTATTTCCAAACCCAAATAAATTACTTGCAAATCCACTTAATGTTTTGGTTTCACTGGATGAAGAAGCTTTATCAGTTAATTCATTCAATTCATCTTCGATTCTATCTAATTCGCCTAAATCAATATTTACACTTGATGAAGACGATTTCTTTTTATCATTCATAAGTAATTCAATTCCGGTTCCAAAACTGACAGATGGAGTTGGTGGTGGACCAGAAAAATCGTCATTGAAACTCAATGAAATTGGTTCTAAATCACTTAATCCGAGATTAATCTCTTCCATCTTATATTTATGATAAATATACACTATTTATTTTTAAGTTCTCCGCATAAGTAATTATATTTCGGTTTTTTAAATACCAAATTCCTTGTAAAAAAGAATCTGCTAAATCATCTTTTTTCGTTGTTTCTAAACAATGTTCCCATTGAGAAAATTGTGTATTGGCGTCGATAAATTGTTTACAAAAAGTAATGCCGTCTTTTTTATGTTGTTTATATGCTGCCTTTGAATCATCATTGTCTAAAACAGTTTTGTCTTTGAAATCTTTTAATTTATTGATGGATGAAATGAATTCTACAACAACATTTTGAGAACATTTCATAATAAAGTATTGTGCGCACATTCCTTGTATTGTTTTCATGCGATTTGCAATGGTTGATATTTGGTTCTCAATAATAACATGGGTTATTTGTTCAATTCCCGGTATTTCATCTAATAACTTTTTCATGTTCTTTCCAATACATACTAAATCAGTATCATTGGCGGTTTTGTTTTTTGGTGGTTTAATGATTTCCAGCGTCTTTTTATCAAAAAATGCCAACATTTTCTCTAAACAACCTTTTTTCGTAGTTGGAATCGCAATTTGTTCAGGTGGAGTAAAAGAAATAGTTCCTAAATTATCCGGTAAAAATGCACCATACTTATTTCCTAAATCTTTGAGTTCTTCTATTTTCATTTTTTTTAATGAAGATGATGAAGATTCTTTGTTTGGTAGAAAAAACCCACTTAATTTTGCATGTTTTTCACAATAGTATTTTTCAGTTTTAACAAATTTCGCTTTTTTTCCACATATAGGTGCAGGTGCGGATGATTTCTTTTTGTTTACTAAGTGACAATTGCACGTAGCTACATCTGGTTTATCATCTAATAAATTGAGAACATTCCAGTTTTCTATGATAATTGGAGAACCTGGGTTCTCAATATTGAAAATACAATATGCTAAATTTTTAATACCAATATCAAAACTAATAATTTTCATGTTCTCAAATGCTCAAATAAATATATGCAAAATAATTGTTTATATTTATTTTTCAAGAAACCATTTATTTTTATTTCTTTTGAGATGCAGAATTCATTAATAATTGTTCTTGCGTAATTGCTGGGGAAACCTTGCGAGCATTTAATTGTTCTCTTGACAAATATAAATTCTTTAAATCACTGGTTTTGTATCCGGTTGGTTTTGAATCATCTAAAAATGATTTGAAAGAAAAAGGACCACCGGATGAAGATTCTTGTTTATCATCAAGTTTAATATATCCTACATCATTTGCAGATTCTCTAAAATTGGTTTTCATGATTTTTGTAGCATTTTGTGTCAAATATCTGCGGTATTGCCAGTTGGAGGTGATTCCATTTTCATTAATTAATTGTTTATTTGCAAGAGCTTCTGGTTGCCATGATGCAACCAATGCACGACCATCACTCATTAATGGAGGGAAATTATCATATTGATTGTTTGCATGATATCCAAGTGATGATTCTGGAACGACTTCTCTGTTGGATGGATAAGCATTATTTAAATTTTCACCGAATAAAGAGAACATATTATATATATCCTAAATATATAATATATTTTATGTTGTCATTATAAATCAACATTTTCTAATAATTGAATCAATTCATTTTTTTTTAATTTGCTTGGATTTGTGCTCAATCCTTTTGTAATAACTAGTTGTTTTAATTGGTTTGTATTCATGTTTCTATATACATCTTTGGATTTACTTTCTTCAACAGTTATTTCTGAATCGACATTATTGACAATTTCATCTAAAATTTTATGAACAATGACTGGGTCAGCATTAATGTCAATATCTCCAATTGGTTCTTCTTCAATAGAAGCTATTTCATCTGTTGCTAAATCATTTATTTCTTCAATATCTAGATTGGTTGATTTAATATTTACATTCACATTGACAATTTTAACTGGTTGTTCATCTGGTTCAAGTGATACTACTATTTTTTGTGGTTCTGTATTGTCCTCATCTTCATCATCTTCGTCTTCATCCTCATCGTCATCGTCATCCTCATCCTCATCCTCATCCTCATCCTCATCCTCATCGTCATCCTCATCCTCATCCTCATCCTCATCCTCATCCTCATCATTATCATTATCATCTTCGTCTTGTTCTACAATATAATGTTCAATTGGTCGTTGTCTTGACTCTGTATCGTCAAAATTTTCTGCAAAATGTTGTTGCATCAAATTAGCATGTTGCATTAAATCCATTTGTGAAGGATTCATGTACAAAATCGAATTGCGAACGTTGGTAACTTCTTTAACAATATTGTTGATGATTTCAAACATGGTATCGTTTTTGCTTTCTAATACAATAATTCGCTGTCTAAAATGATATACTAGCAAAGAAATTAATACAAAAGTTATTCCTAAACTTATAAAAAAGAAGGTCTCTATAAAATTAAAAATGCTCATTTTAATATCCAATTATAATTTTTAAATTATATATGAACGAAATATTCTACAAATATATATTATAATTGTATAGTAAATGAATTCTGTTCAAACAAATATGGATGCATTAAAACCGACTTTTCCAGAAAGTAGTAATTCAATGTTTAGCAATAATAATTACAATATTATAATAATAATATTAGTCGTATTATTGATTTTTTCCTTTTTAGGAATAAATATCCTTGCAATATTGGGAAATATCTTTCAAAGTTTTGTCCAAATTTTTGGACCTATGGTATCTCAAATATTATCTATATTTGGGTACACGACTGGAACTGTTATTAATAAAACTGCTGACGTAGTATCTGATACAGCCAAGGCTGGTATTGATATTGCAGAAGGTTCTATACAATCAGTCGGAAATATATTACGAGATGCAAGCAATCCAAATGTCAACGAAAATACTAAATATAGTTTAGACAGTGCATTAAATAAAGGAACACTTTCATTAGGAGAGCCTAGTGCAGATAGCAGCGAAAATCCTATTCAAAGACCTATTTCTTCCAGTAAACAAACATGGTGTTTAGTCGGTGAATATCAAGGAAAAAGAGGATGCATTGAAGTGAATCAACATGACAGATGTTTATCTGGACAAGTATTTCCTTCCCAAAAAATGTGTCTAAATCCAACACTTACTCAAAATAAATAGGCAAGTTTTGTTTTACCAATTCAGCGACGCCATTTTCATGCCATTTTATGACGAGAGTAAATACTTCTACCCCTGCATCAACTGCGGTTTTGAAAGCATTTCTATATTCTGGGTCTACTACCGACGCTTGAAATCGATTCACATCATCACGTTGTATAACAAAGCATATTATACAACGTGTTTTAGACATTTCCTTTATTTTTTTCAATTCACAAATATGTTTTAGTGCGCGTGGACTAATTGTATCGGTGATTTTTTTTCTATATCCATCGGGGAAATATGCTATTTTAGAATTCCAATCGCGTTCAGAAAAATCTTGTTTACCGCGTTCATGTAGTGGTAAATCTTCATAATCAGCCAATGGAACATTTTTGACTTCCATGATGAATGGGTTTCCATTTTCATCAATTCCAGTAAAATCAAATCGCGAATCAATTTGATTTTCCAGATAAATAGTAGTTTCTCTTTTGTATGATTTGATATTTTGTAGATTTAGTAACATATTTTGTTTCAATGCATTTTCAACCAAGGATTCTGCTATTTTCGGATTAATTCCAATAATAACTTTGTTTTCGCTGTTTTCGTTTTTTGAACTTCTTGTATCATTTAGAATCGACAAATAAATACGATGACTGCATTTTTGTTTATTTTTTCCACTTTTCGATTCAGGTGTGATAGTCATGATAACTTGTGCACCCATGTCAGCTAAACCGCAACATCCGAGCGCAGCTGTATGTGCAATTACTTCTTGATTTGTATCACAAACAACTATGTCAGCAACATATGGAGATTTTATGTGTTTGGATGGTCGTTTAGTAACGTAACCTTTTACTAAATTCGGAATATGAAGTAATGTATTTGGTATTTTTGGCATATAATTGGTTGATGACATAGCTGTAAAATATTGTCTTTTTACAGGTAGTTTCAAGGTAATAATATATAATAATATAAGTAAAGGATTTGCTAATGGTGGAATTATTCTTGATAATCCTATGTACAGACTTACATAAACAACCACAAATAATATTATCATGTCTTTTACATATTATCAAAATAACAAAAATGTATCAATTTTTTGTATTTTTGTATTTTTTGCTACATAAAATTGATATATTGTTGCATTTTTACAAATATACAAATATACAAATATACAAATAATAAAATTTTCAATGATGAATGGTTTCACTAATGATTTATTAATTGTCATTGGTATATCATTAGGAATAGTTATATGTTTACGATGTTTATTCTTGGCTATTTATCCATTATTTTGTTATCAGCCAAGAAAAATTTCAACAACAGAAACAACCGAAATTCCAAATACTTTGGTTACGCCAGATATGAATTTACAAATAAAAAATGTACCAATCGTAGATGCTAAATATAACGATACGGAAGAAGATACACTGTATGACGTTCCGATTGCAACAATCGTATAAAAATATATATTTAAAAATAAACATAAATATTTGGATTGTATACTTGTATATTTATTTCAGGTAAATTATGGACAATGACGAATGTTTTTTTATATACTCCGTTATGTTAGAAGATGAATACATATTATTACATGCATCTTTAAAAACCGATATAACAGACGTAAAAAATGAATGTGAACAAATGTATGAAATTGCCAAATTACACAAACCAATTGCAATAATCGACATGATATGTCATACAAAAGACTTGTCGTTATTGGATTATTATGTAAAAAAATATATGTTACAATATGGCATTTTTTACGTTCGTGGCGGTTCATATTACGAGCCAACACTACCCGACTATTTATCAAAAACGCTTGAAATTGAATTTAAAACAGTAGACTTTTATAAAAAAAATTATAAAAACCCACCAAGTCTAGTTCCCACAAAATCACCAGAGTATTCACTCGAATATACAGAACTACATGAAAAATATAGATGTATACGAGAAATTGAAGATTCTAACGGAAATACATGTTACATAACACGTGATATTATAAAAAAATTTGAATGGATTTCTGATAAAATACATTTTGTCAGAAGTTCAATATCAAATCTCGTCGATTATGAAATGAAGAATGGTATCATTTTTCATAAAAAAAACGAAGGAGGTTCCGTTTCATATTTTGATTTTAATGAGTTTTATCAATCAATATATGATTCCGTTGTATATAATATTAAAAAAATTATTGAAAAATTTTTCATAATTTATAAAGACAATTATTACAAGATACATGAAAATGAAAATAAAAAAACAATTGTAGATGAGACGTTATTGACTTTATCCAATTATGATGGCAATCAATTGAACGAGTTAATGAAAAACACCGAATTCTTTATTTATTCAGTGATTAATTATTTGGAAGAATTGGAATTCAATTTATCTACTCTTGTATAACGGTTTGTGTGACTAGACGCCATTTATAGTAAACCCTATATTTGGCGACGTAGATTGCGTTCCGGTAATGACACAATTGTTTGTATTGTTTAAATTGCTTTGTGATAAATTGCAAAAAGCACCAAGATTTGTAATAGTAAATGAGGATTCAGAAACGGGATTTTGTCGAACAGTAAAAATCAATTTAATATCATATACCATATTATTAACAGTATTTAATGTAAATTTATCAGTGTAATTATCAATTATTATATTTCCTACATGTAATGTGGCATTGAATTGCCCCGATTGCGAACCGCTAATATTCAAAATTAATTGTGTTAACAATCCATCATAAGTAACGACAGGTGATGTTATCAATGCGCCATTATAATATACATTGCATTTGATGTCAATAATAGAAAATGATATAGGTGATGAATAATTAATTGTATTGACAATACCAGAAACATATATACCAACAGAAGTTTGAATATTAAATTTGTGTATAGGTCGTTCTATATATTGACGAATTCCTAACAATGTTAATAAATTTTCATTGCCACTTTTGAATGTAATATCATTGTATGCGTTGGTGTTCCATTTTGCTTCATTCTTATCATCTAATATAGAATAGGAACGCACCACATTGTAATTATATAGAGGAACAGTTGGGTCCTCATATAAATAGATAGTTGGTCCCGGTACCCCGGACGCAGATGTTGGCATTGGAATTGAATCATTTCCGGAACAATCGATTAGATTGTTATTATTAGTAGATTTAGTTATATCATATTGCGGAATTGTTCTCCGTTGATAATTACCGCTAACCAGTTGTTTCCATCTTTCTGATTTAGTAAAATTGTTTGTTTTTGAATTTGTATTGCTTGCAGAATATTTCAATATTTCGACTTTTCTTCTCATATTCAATTGAAATTGCGTAAATGTCGGATAGGGTGAAACCGGGGTGTATCGCGTGGGAGGCATGTTCAATAACTGCATTTTTCTACGTTGATTGAATATTCTTTCATTAGTAATACAGTTAGGGTCTGTCATTTTTGTATTATATATATTATACAATACAAAACAAAATTATTTACATATATCTATTTGGTGTATACCACATACTTGATATATATGAAAATGTAGGGTCAGATACATTATTTATATTTGCAGAAATTTGGCCAGGTTTCAAATTAGGACCTCCCAATACCAAAGTATTAATTTCAAAAATGTTGAGAGAATAATTGAAATATCTTAAATTAGACATTTTTCCAGTAAATCCTCCATCATTACACAAATGTATATCATTGTAGTTTTGTAATGGAACATTAGTAAATATTAAACGATTAGAAATAGTACCATTTACATAAACGTCCATTATTTTGTTTTCAATGCGAAATGTGACATTAAACCATTTATTTAATGGAATATTTTTAACATCGACGTAAGTATTCGGTACAAATGTATTCGCGTTAGGTGTTTCAGATACAACCGTGTCCATAACAATTCTTAAATTGGCTTTTGTGGAACTATCTTTATCTTTTACTAAATACATTCCGGGTCCATTAATATTATAAATACCGTTAGTATTTTTTGTTAAATCACCTTTACTAAAAATGTGATGATAGTTGTCATCACTTGGTATCGCAGAAATTAATAACCATGCAGACCACGTTAGTTCAATACCTTTGTTTTGATTGTTTGACCTTTTAATAATAATTGAATTGGTATTTTTTGGGTCTTGCGATATAGTACCCGATTCATTTCCATTGATAGTACCTTTTACTAAATATGGATTATTGCTTGGTTGTGTAAAATAACCAATTAACATCATACCTAAATTTAATATAAACATAAAAACAATCAAAACTAAAATTAAAAATGCGAACTTTGCAATGATGCTATTTGATTCTAAAAATTCGGTGCTTGCGTTAACTGCGTTAGTTGATGAAAATTCATTCAGGGTATTACCGACGGTTTCTTTTACAGATTCGATATTGTTGGAAACAGTTGCAATACTTTGATTTAAATTCTCTTGTATATTGGCTGGATTCAGAGTTTCTGGAATATTTATATTTTCAATTTGTCTTGCAATCGTTTGACTTGGTGCTTGAACATTATTCATATTTATTTATAATTATATATAATTATAACTAAATTAATTTTCCAAAAATTAGATAATACTAAATTTTTGTTGCTCTACATTATCTTTTTTGAAACTTACATCTACACCATAAGAACTGAACATTTTTCTTAAACTGTTTCCTCCATTTCCAGCCATGTAATTTGACCAAGCAGTCTGTGGGTCAACTGGTGAAGTCATTCTTTGAAATTTCGCTAAATGTGCATTGAATTTTCCTACATGGATAGGAGTATTACTTGTATTTGGTTGATTTTGAAGTTGTTGTGATGTTACTAATTTCCCGTCAATATAACAATCTACTATTTTATTGTCAACGCTGATAATTACATATACCCATTTTTGAACAGGAAAATTATTTGTAATCGTGATTGTTTCAGTTGGTTGTGTTTGTGAAATATTTGTATAAAATTCACATTTCAAAGTAGGTGAAAATTGGTCTAAATATAAACGAATGTCAGAATGCTCTGGGGTAGAAACCGATGCTGCTACTTTATTTCTATAAAATATATCTTTTTTTTGGTTCGAATCCCAACTATCAATGTATATCCATACAGCGTATGCATATCGTGGTGACGTGGAATTAACTATATCTTCGCTTTTTGTAAATGGGGTAGAAGGTGAAGTAGTTGAAAGGTCAATTAATGCACCTAATGTAGATGTGCTTGTGGTGAAATATTTGTATAAAACATATATCAAAATTATAATAACAATCCCTAAAATTATTGCGACTGGACTCATTTTTTTATTATATTTTATTGGTATATTTTATTATGTAATGAAATATACAAATTCTATTCAACCAAAGGATATTCTATTCAACCGGTGGGTTTTTCATCATATATAAATTATATAAATTGGCAATATCCGTATTTGTAAGCGGTACTGTAAAATATTGCACATTGCAAATTGCGCCATCTAATCCATTTTCATTTCCAACAATAATTTCATCTGCGGATGAATAAACTGGTAAATTATTGCTAAATTCATATGTTTTTTCTAATTTACCATTAATAAAAAGGTCGACACGGGAATTATTATAATTAAAAACAAAATTATGCCATTTTTGCGTTGGCAATGATATCTTATAAATAGAATCATCTGTATTTGAAAATTGGAATATGTAATTATCTCCGGTTTTATCAATTACATAAGATACATATGGTTTATAATTACGATTATTCACGGAATCAATGTGTCCATATTTCAATATATTATTTTTATTTACATATGAAATGTTTGCATTAGAATGAGTATTTATCATTGTCCAAAATGAAATAGAATAATTTGTTCTATAATTCATGGTATTTGTTATTTGATCGAGTGAATTTTTATTTTCCAGTAACCCGATTTTACTAGTAGCTATTAATTTTTCTTTACTTAAAAATGTTGGGTTATTCAACAAAATCGTGCTTTTTGTTTTTATTGATTTTGATACTATTTTTGGCAGAAAAATATACAATAATACTAATAAAATTTCGATTACAAATAGAATGTATACAGAATTTGGTGTAATATTGAATTGTTGTTTAATATATTCCAATAAATCTATCAATAAACAAGGTATGAAAAATATGAGGTCTGAAATGAAACCACTAACTCCGGTTAAATTCGTTATATATTCCATTATCATTTTGTACAAAATAGCAACTCCGACCAAAACAATAAGTGGTATCAATAAATATGTTGAAAATAATGAAAACATATACATAGACGTTTTATTCATAGACATCCATAGATATATGCCGATAACCATAATTATACATAATGCAAATAATCCTATAAATGAATACTCTGGTGATTTGGTTGATAAATTATATGCCATCAAAAGTAGAAAAGGAATAAATATAACAAAAGCATATTTATATGCACTAGTTGTAAGAGCAGTTGAGTCGGTATTTGCATAATAAATGACGACTGATATTAATACCACAAAAATAAACATAGGTATCGTATTCATCAAATCTTTTTGAAATACATCTTTAATATCAAATCCGTCCAAATTTTCCATACTTCCATTGAATATATATTTTATCATTTCAAAAAATGGAGGACTTGCTAATAATCCTAGTATTCCAAAAGTTAATATGACAGGTAATGCAATGTCTATTTTCATTTTTTTAATTAATAATAATCCTATAAAAGTTACCGTTATTACAGTTGATATAAACATAATAATGATGTTCAAATTATTCTTAACAAAATCCATTATGTTGAATTGATTCGTTGAAATAACTGGGCCAGTGGATGTACTTGGTGTTGTAAATAATTTAAATAAAAATGGTAACCAATCAAAAAACCCGCTTAACGATTTGCCAAAAGTAAGAATAATAATTAATAAAATTGCCAAAATCGGTACAACAATAGCTGCTGTTAGTTCCGATTTAGTCATCTTTTTCTTCATTTATTTGTTATAATATAGAATAATATTTTGTTTACGTTACAATATTACAATATTACAATATTATAGATTTTCTATGGCGGTTTTTTCTCCATGACAATCTCTACATAAAGCTTCTAAATTATCTACGTGATTACTTCCTCCGTGTTCTAACCGGGTTTTGTGGTCAACTTCAAACCAAGCCGGTAATTGTTTAGTGCATCTTCCGCATCGCCAATTTTGTCTAGCAGCTACGAATTTCTTTTTCGTTTCACTAACTGACCGTTTTGTAGTCTTACCCCCCGAATTCATTACCTTTGATTCTTGATAACTATGGCGAGCTGGCATTTCCATAAATGGATGAGCATAGTCATTATATTGGTCGTTGGCAAATGTTTGTTTCGTAGTAAAATCCAAAATAGGAGATATAAATTTGGTAGCATTCCTATCAACTGGCATATATTTCAAATATTCATTGGAAGTCATTAATATATTTTTTGCATACAATGGATTTTTTTTGATTAATATGTATATTACGAAAGCTGCAAATACAACGCCCGCCATTTGATAATATTTTTTCCATGATAATGCCATTTTCAAATATTTTCCATCAGTGTATATGTTTGCAACAATAAATCCGGTTATTAATATTAATATTATTTCTATTCTCATATATATTTTATATATTAGGTCAAGAATTTTATCCGTCGCTACACTTGTCTATCGTTTCATTTATCTGTCGTAATACATATATATCAGAAATAAACAGATTAATATAATAGCAAAGTGGATATAATGTTTATGAATATGAAATCTTTCAGCTAAAGATATTTGTTTTGGTTTATATGCAGAATAATATTTATCATACGCTTCTTCAAATAATAATTGTTCCTTACCCAATATAGCATTTACTTTATTATGTATAAAAAACATCCAGCGAATAAAAGAATCGCGATTATCTAAATATGGAGAAACTGGATATTTATCCAATAAATTACTAAACTTATTTCCTATATCGGAATTGGGTATAAACAATGGCAAGTTTTGAATAAAATCATAATATTTTCGTTTCGTTACTTTATTTGGAGTTAATGGATATGAATGCGCTATTGTATGTAAAAAAAACCAATAATGGGGTCCCCAAACTTCTGGTTCAAATAACATATTCGGAAATGAAAACTATATAGAAACATTGGAATATAATCATAGAGAAACCACGAATAATGAATAATATAGATAATTATTGTAATAATTGCGGAAAATATGGTCATTTATATCATCAATGCAAAACGCCTATAACCAGCTTTGGTATAATAGTATTTCGTATAAAAAATGATATTCCGCAATATTTAATGATACGTCGGAAAGATACATTAGGATATATTGATTTTATGCGGGGTAAATATTCGGCTTATAATAATATTATATAATGAACATGGTAATGCAAATGACAGTCGAAGAAAAACAGAAATTATTAGAAAATGATTTTGATAGTTTATGGTTAGAATTATGGGGTACAAGTTCATCTGTATTAAACCAATACAAATCAGAAGAAGTTAGTTCAAAAGAAAAATTCAATTTATTAAAAGACGGAGTGTATACAAAATTGGGGTTTTACAATATGACACAATTAATCGAGGAAAGTAAGAAATATTATACTTCATGGGATGAACCTGAATGGGGATTTCCAAAAGGACGTCGTAATTATCAAGAAACTGATTACGAATGTGCGTTAAGAGAGTTTTCGGAAGAGACTGGATACCCAGCAAAAAAATTAAAAAATGTGCATAATATATTACCATTTGAAGAGATATTTACAGGGTCTAATTATAAATCTTACAAGCATAAATATTATTTGATGTACATGAACTATGAACATACCGAAGCAGTAACAAATTACCAAATTGATGAAGTAAGTCAAATGATGTGGAAAAATTACGAAGAATGTGTTTCGTCTATGCGAACATATAATTTAGAAAAAATTAGATTGATTACAAATATACACAATGCTATTAAAAAATACAAGATTTATAATGGATAAATAAGGTTTTTGTATTGTATAAAATATATACTGTTATTTTAAGAGTATATATTATGGATTTAGATACAAAAGATACAAAATCTAAAAAGCAGAAAGAAAAAAGATGTCCTAATGGTACCAGAAAAAATAGAAAGACCGGTAATTGCGACCCAATACCGGTTAATTCTGACTCTCAAATAAATCCCTCTATTATTCAACAACCGCTTGATATAGTAGAAGATACAAGTGATTTTAATGTACCACCACAACCTCCTATAACAAATACGTCAAATATCCCAAGTATTGAAGAAATGAATGCACCTCCCATGTTCTCAACCGTCGCAACTGAAAAAGTTGTTGAAGAAATGAACGCGCCTCCCATGTTCTCGGCCATCGCTACTGAAAAAGTTGTTGAAGAAATTTCTAAAACCGCAAAAGGAAAATCGAATAAAGATAAAAGATGTCCTAACGGAACCAGAAAAAATCCAAAAACGGGAATTTGTGAACCGATTAATCAACGAGTTACTAAAAAATCACCACCAATAGAATTGCCAGAACGTCCAAGTAAGACCCCTATTCAAAAATCATTCCCGCGAAAATCTGTTATTGAAATTCAAAATCCATTAGAAAATGAAAATATTGAAGAACCAGCAGAGCAAGCGGCTGATACATTAATTAATATTGATTCATCAATTAGTGGTCTGAATAAAGATTCAAATGATTATTTATTGAAAAAAGAGAAACTGGAATATGATTACAATGCAACCAATACTGATTATGATTTTTTATATCCAGAATTGAATGACCCAAATTTCAATATTAAAATTGCTAAACGTAAAGAATTCAATGACACTAAATATGATGGAACAATTCACGATATTAAAAAACAGGCAAACATTATGTGCAATGCAAAATTTGAACTCATGCCTCATCAATTATTTGTGAAAAATTTCATGTCATTTCAAACCCCCTATAACAGTTTATTATTGTTTAATGCACTGGGCAGTGGAAAAACATGCAGTGCAATTGGTATTGCAGAGGAAATGCGGTCATATATGAAACAAATTGGTATTAAACAACGTATTATAGTGGTCGCGTCTCCGAATGTACAATCCAACTTTCGTTTGCAATTATTTGATGAACGTAAATTGGAATTGATTCGCAATTCAAATGTAGATACTGGATTATGGAATATAGAATCATGTATAGGCAATGCTCTTATTAATGAAGTAAATCCAACTCAATTGAAGGGTTTACCGCGCGATAAAGTAATTAGTCATATTAAAAGAATCATAAACAATTATTATTTATTTATGGGATATGGACAATTAGCAAATTATATTTCCAATTCAATCAAAAATGAAGGAGGAGAACTCACTGGCGAAGCACTCCGAAAAATGGAAATCAGAAAAATTAAAAAGATTTTCAACAATAGACTTATCATAATAGACGAAGTTCACAATATTCGTTTAGCAGATGATAATAATAGCGAAAAGAAGAAAACCGCACTTCTTTTAATGAAAGTTGCTAAATATGCAGAAAATATGCGATTGTTATTGC